AAATGGGTGGTGGTCTTCTTCAATTAGTAGCTTATAGTGCTCAGGATGTTTATTTAACTGGTAATCCGCAAATTACCTTTTTCAAAGTAGTTTATCGTCGTCATACTAACTTTGCTATTGAAGCTATCCAACAAACTTTCAACGGTAATGCCGGATACGGTAATACTGTAACCTGCCAAATATCACGCAACGGCGATTTAATAAACCGTATGTATTTACAGGTTGATGTCCCTAAAAAGAAAACCGCGCAAGCAGCAACTACCAGCACATACCAAAATTATCTCGGGTTGCGCTTAATAAAATCCGTTGTTATTGAAATTGGTGGCCAACAAATAGATAAGCATTATTCTGATTGGCTTTACATCTGGAACGAATTATCTCTACCTATAGGCAAACGCTATGCATATGATACTATGGTCGGTGCAGACAAAGATATATTAAACGGCGGCTTTGTTAATTCCGCTATAACCGACACAACTCTATATATCCCCTTCGAGTTCTGGTTTTGCCGAAATGTAGGTCTTGCGCTCCCTTTAATCGCTCTTCAATATCACGAAGTCAAAGTAAAAATAGATTTTGAAACTAAGCCCAACTGCATATCTCTTGGAAGCACCGGTTTATTAACCGATTTTGAAGAAATTAAAAATATCTCTTTATGGGCTGATTATATCTTCCTAGATACTGATGAACGCCGAAGATTCGCTCAATTATCCCACGAATATTTAATAGAGCAGCTACAATTCACCGGCACTGAACCCCTAGTTGCCGGCACCAACAGAATCAAGCTCAACTTCAATCACCCTTGCAAAGAACTCATATGGGTCGCAAAAGTAGCCCCTTCTTCCACTACTGTTAATAAAACCAGATGGTATGATTACACCAACTTGGACGCGGCAGACGACGAGAAAGCATATGAGTTAGCTTATGGTAAATCTGCAGCACTAGGAGGACAGCGTACATCAAACTATTTAGTTATATCAGGTGTCAAACCTGCGACAAATAGCAACCCTTTCGCGAATGCCATCCTCCAATTAAACGGCAACGATCGTTTTGCGGTAAGAGAAGGCGATTATTTCAATTATGTTCAACCCTTCCAGCATCACACCAACGTTCCCGTACACAATTCTATAAATGTGTATTCATTTGCCCTAAAACCCGAAGAGCACCAACCGAGCGGCACCCTCAATATGTCTCGTATTGACACCGCAACTTTGATGGTTACTGCTAATCCAGCTCCAACTAATCATTCATACCAAGGCATCAATATATACGCGGTCAATTACAACGTCCTTCGTATATTATCAGGTATGGGCGGCCTTGCTTATTCCAATTAAAAATATAATAAAGATATCAACTATAATAAAAATTATAAAAGAGTCGTGTTATATAATTTCCTTTTTTTTTTCTCCTCTAATAGTATAAAGAATATAGCGTAAATGGGTGGTGGTCTTCTTCAATTAGTAGCTTATGGTGCTCAGGATGTTTATTTAACCGGTAATCCGCAAATTACCTTTTTCAAAGTAGTTTATCGTCGTCATACTAACTTTGCTATTGAAGCTATCCAACAAACTTTTAACGGAACTCCCAACTTTGGCAATCGTGTAACCTGCCAAATATCTCGTAATGGCGATTTAATACACCGTATGTATTTATCTGTTGTTAATTATTATTCGGGCACTAATAATACAGTATGTCCTTATTTCGGTCTCCGTTTAATAAACTATGTAGAAATTGAAATCGGTGGTCAAAAGATAGACAAGCATTATTCTCACTGGATGTATGTATGGAATGAACTATCACTTCCCATATCAAAGAAAGACGCCTATAAAAAGATGGTAGGTGCTAATGATATGCTCACGACAATAGGAACTACTGATGCAGGTGCTAATCTATATATCCCCTTAGAGTTCTGGTTCTGTCGCAACGTAGGTTTAGCCCTTCCTTTAATCGCTCTACAATACCACGAAGTTAAAATTAACATCCTCTTTGAAACAAATGAGAATTGCAGAGGTACTGCTAATCCAATCAACCCCCTATCGTCTGTTTCATTATGGGTTGATTACATATTCTTAGATACCGATGAACGCCGAAGATTCGCTCAATTATCCCATGAATATTTAATAGAACAGCTACAATTCACCGGTACTGAAAGTATATCCTCGGCTGCTGCAGCCATTAAACCTAAATTATCTTTCAATCACCCTTGCAAAGAATTAGTCTGGTTCTGCTCTTCCGATCACACCTCTACTGCTGTCAATAAGCACGTAATTAATAATAACTGGGTTAATTATTCAAGCGCAGTTAATAACTACGGTCAAACTTCTTCGGTATTATATAATCCTACAAGCGCAATTACTTCAACTAATCCCATAAAATCTGCCAAACTTGTATTAAACGGTAATGATCGCTTTTCTGCAAGACCAGGCTCATATTTCAATTTAATACAACCCTACCAACATCACGAAAATATCCCCTCCAACCCCGGCATCAACGTGTATTCATTTGCCCTAAAACCGGAAGAGCACCAGCCAAGTGGCACTCTCAATATGTCTCGTATTGATACCGCCGTTCTCAATTTAGAGATTGACCAAACTGGTACTAGCTACACAGTTGCTAATGCTGACATTTCAAAGAATCTTCACGTTTATGCCGTAAATTATAATGTACTTCGTATATTGTCTGGTATGGGCGGCCTTGCTTATTCCAATTAAATTATATTATATATTTATTTATATATGTTGTTAAATTGCTATAAAGTTCCTTTTTTTTTTCTCCTCTAATAGTATAAAGAATATAGCGTAAATGGGTGGTGGTCTTCTTCAATTAGTAGCTTATGGTGCTCAGGATGTTTATTTAACCGGTAATCCTCAAATTACCTTTTTCAAAGTAGTTTATCGTCGTCATACTAACTTCGCTATTGAAGCTATCCAACAAACCGCTTCGGGAAGTAATTCGCTAGGCTCTCGCGCCACCTATCAAATTACTCGCAACGGTGATTTAATACACAGAGTGTATTTCTACGGAAAATTAAAAAATACTCACGCTTCCTCCGCAAATATGGCTTTAGTTCCAAATGTCGGCCAAAAGTTATTGAAAACCGTAGAATTAGAAATTGGTGGACAACGCATAGATAAACATTATTCGGAATGGCTTTACATATGGAATGAACTTTCGCTACCTTATGGCAAGCGCGAAGGCTACTATAAAATGATTGGTGCCAACGTAGAGAACTGCTGTACTAAATTGGAAGCGGGTAAATCATATGAATTATATGTTCCCTTAGAGTTCTGGTTCTGCCGTAATGTAGGCTTGGCACTTCCTTTAATCGCCCTTCAATATCACGAAGTTAAAATTAACATAGAATATGAATCTGGCACAAATCTTTGCGATACAAGTGCTAAAAATTATTGTATAGATAATGATGTAGCAGACACAGGTGTCACAAACAACGGTTTTTCTACATCCATTACACTTGAAGATCCCACTTTATGGGTTGATTACATATTCTTAGATACCGATGAACGCCGAAGATTCGCTCAATTATCTCACGAATATTTAATAGAACAGCTACAATTCACCGGTACCGACACCATAACTTCTTCTGGTTCAAATCCTGATTCTATGAAGAGCTTACGTATGAACTTCAATCATCCCTGCAAAGAACTTGTATGGGCTATCAAAAATTCAGATAATACCAAGGCTGTATATTGGAATAACTTTTCAACTGCTGAAAAAGATTATGATGTTGATGATGACAGCACTTTCAATAACTATGTCGTCTCTAAGAACCCTGTAATGCAGGCAAAAATAATGCTCAACGGGAATGATCGCTTTGCCACCAGACAAGGCGAATATTTCTCGTTAGTCCAACCCTATCAACACCACGAGAATACCCCTGATATGTACCACAAGGGCATCAACGTGTATTCCTTCGCCCTAAAACCCGAAGAACACCAGCCAAGTGGCACCCTTAATATGTCCCGTATTGATACCGCTGTCTTATCTCTATCATCAAGAATTGCCGGCACTATCCACATCTTCGCGGTCAATTATAATGTTCTCAGAATATTGTCCGGTATGGGCGGCCTTGCTTATTCCAATTAAATATGATATCCGCGCCATCGCTGCGATATCCATAATACAATCTTTTCATTTTTCAATTTATAATTATTTTTTACAGATAATATTATATTATATAAAATCTTTGATACATATAATGATGTCATTTGAGTATTTAATCCGGCATTTCTTTTGTGTTTTTCATTAAAATAGTATGTTATAATATCCTCCAAGTATGACAAGCAATCTGCATTCATTAGTCCTTTATATTTCGCAAAGTCTTTCAGATTCTCAAGCTTCGCGAGCCTATTTCTACTAACTTGTTCAATTCTATATTTTTTAATTATATAGTTTTTCAACATTTCACAATTATATTTATTTCTCTTATCATATACAATTTGCTTGAGATTCGTAGCTCTTTTAACAAGGACATTAGATGATTTGTTAATCTCACTCAGCTTCTTGAGATCGCAATACCCTTCTAAATATCTCACAATATTCACAAAATAATCTTTGTCTGTAAAGTCTTTAGTGCGACTCATATTTATTTAATATAATACCATCCATTACATCAATTTTTTTATAATAATGCAATAAAATGAAAAAAATAAATAATATATATCATAAAACTCATATATCCCTACGCCCTTATATAACCCATCTAATATATTCGCCGATTAGTCGTCGTTAATAATGATATCTGGAAGATATGGTGCTAGAATCTCATTAACGATAAACTCTGGTTTGAATTCGTCGTAATTCATAAAGATTTTGAGGAGTTGCTCAGAGAATCCTGATACAATAGCAGTTCCTTCAGTATCGCAATTAACCGGGAAAACTTCGTTGCTATCTGAATTGAGATTCCAGAATATAAACTTGGGAGCCGTGTAATTATTAGCTTCATAGAGTTTAACGATGCTTTTATATACAGTATCAAGAGCATTTGTATTATTTCTATTGTTTCTATAATCTCTCTCAAAATTGCCTGTAATAGTATTATTAAACTGCATATCAGTAAATACAAATAGCTTTTTGGGCATTTTATCTCGCGGAACCTTGTATTTAATGGCGTAGTTAATAATCTCCTCATTACATCTTAGAAAATCCGTACTGAATCCATAATCAACCCCCATAATATTCTTAATGCACTCGTGAAGCGATGGAATATTATTAGATACGCCCGCGTCGCCATTTTCAATTTTTGGCTTTTCTGTGGCATTCGCGGCATTCGCGGCATTCGCGGTAATCAAATCTACAAGCTGAGGATTTTCGCTAAATGTAATAATCTTGTTAGCAAAATCTCCCTTACAGCACAGCGCCGTAATAATACCTAGGGCGACTGCTACTTGAGCCGGAATACTTCCATTTTTAGCATTAAACATAGAGCCTGATACATCAACAATAGAAATCGCGTTATCAAAATTGCCAGATTTCCTAACATTCTCAACAATTGCTTTCCATTGCATCTCTGTAGTCTGGCACAGCTCGCCTTTGTTGAACTTTGCCAAATCCTTAATATACACTCCTACCAATTCGTGCGGAAGAATACCTGTAACGTTGATTTTCTTAACGTTGGCCGCAACATCTTCCAAATATTTTTTATACCTTTCTTCATCGTGTTTAATGAAAGCCTTTTTCAATTTATTAGAGGCAACGCCGGGGATATTTTCATACTTAATCGCTTCCCATTTATTATCACACATCTTAGATTCCACGATATCTATTTGCTTTCTCAGAGGAACAAGATATTGCGTCCTATACTTGGACATCTTATAAGTATCTTTGCACCCATAGATAACCGAAGCAACTTTCTTGGCGAACTGTCTTTGTCTATCATTCCTATCATTCTCACTAGGTGCCCACTTAGCACACAGAGATACAGGTTTATTATTATCCAAGTTAATCTTATCGTCAATCAATTTCTGCGCAATAATATTCATTTCAATCTTGTGGTCAAAGTTTTTCAAATTATAGCTGATATATTGCAAGTCCTTCCAGCGACCATATTTCTCAACATATTGCTTGATATTGCACATATAGGTTTCAAACTTATTTTTGCGCAGCCAAAGCATCGCCTCATTAGCTACCTTTTTCTCCTTTTTTCCATTCAATCTATCGCGACCGTTGAAGATAATTGCAACAGTTTTTTTGGGGTCTTCCTTCCAGCATTTTTCAAGATGTTCATAGCTATCACTAATACTCAAATCACGCATAAATAGCATAAAATAATCTACGATAGCACTTCCCGTACTTTTAAAAGCATTTCCTCCGTTGGCCGTTTTAGTAATAGGATTGCTATCATAACGATTACCATCATTATCATAGTCGTCATTATCATTATCATAGTCGTCATTATCATTATCTTCATAGTCGTCATTATCATTATCTTCATCATAGACTACGGCAATATCAGCGACTTGAATAGGGATTTCCATAGTGTAAATGTAGGGGTTGTTATTATATGTTGCTAAACATTTATATCAATTTTTATAAAAATATTATAAATATCGTAAAAAAAATAATGTAGAATAATTATCTCATAATTAGGCTTTATTAGCATTGCCTTAGGCCTTAGACGGACGCTGCGAGTTTGCTTGCGGAAGGAGGGAAATGATGGGAGATAAGCTTTTGCAAGATGAAATAGTTGATATCTTCCTTATCGCCGACATTTAGGATTTTTTTAAGCTTGTCATCTGGGAGAATAAAGCGCTTGTTCTCAGGCTTGTTTAGATTGTGCTCCTTTACATAAGAGTTGATGAAGCGGGTAATATCAGTACGAGATTTCTCAGTTCCGTGGGGAACACCGATGAAATCGCAAAGCTCATCAGAGATTTTGTTGGGCTTGGCAAAACCGGAAGGAGAGTTTTTAGCATTCTGGCGCTTCTGAGCCTTCTCAATTATTTTTTGCTGTTTCTCATAATCCTTGCTTAGTACCTTAAGGAGATTTTGAACTTCCTTAAAGCTTGCAAACAGATTATTCACCTTCTCGATAATTACTGAAACGGCATTATCCTTTACAGGGGCAACTTCGGCACCCGAAGCATCACCCGGGACAACAGAATCCTCTGTCTTCGCAGGAGTAAGAGACACGGGTGTAACAGTAGTCGCGGGAGCCGCAGGAGCCGTAGATGCCGCAGTCGCAGTTTTAGTTGCGGGCAATTTAGCAACTACCGGCTGCTTTTTAGGAGCTTTTGAATCAGTAGTAGGTTGGGGAGGTACAGGAGTCGCTTTTTTCGTTGCCATTATATATTCAGTTTATGAATACATATATAATTATATGTTTATATCATTTTTCAACATCATAATTATAATTTATTTACAATAAATAAACATATGAAAATAAAAAGGGTAGGAACCTATATTACCGGGTTTAAATATTATAAATATAGGCCTGGCAAGTCTGGCAAGCCCGATATGGGGAGCGAGATAACAGATGAGGATACTATAAACAAAATTAAAAAGTTCAAAATACCTCCATCATATGATAATGTAGTAATATTAAATAATAAGAAAATATTAGCATATGGATACGACAGCAAGGGTAGAAAGCAGGTAATATATAATTCCAAGCATATTGAAAAACAGAATGAGCTAAAATACGACAAGATACAGAGATTTGATAAGCATTTTCTTAAAATTAAAAAACAGATTGCGAAAGATTTAAAATCTTCCGACGAAAAAAATAAAATTATAGCAATTATAATAACATTAATATTATCGTGTGGATTCAGAATAGGTAATATAAAATACGAGAAACAGAATAAATCGTACGGAATAACTACATTAAATTATTCACATATCAAGCTATTGAATGATAACACAGTTTCTTTTGATTTTACAGGTAAAAAAGGCGTACGCAACCAGGCCATCTGTAAAAATAAATACATATACGCTTATCTCTCGGCGAAACTTGATATTCTAGCATCTCCCGAATATCGCGAATGTCGCGAATGTCCCGAATATATATTTAAATATAACAATAGGCGCATAACGGCCGATGATGTTAATAATTATTTAATGTGTAAATTGAAGGTTAATATAACTACTAAGGATTTGCGGACTTGGAATGCTAATAATTTATTCAATAAATATTTACATAAATATAGGAATGAAAAGAATCCTGTTAAGAAGGCTTTGGAGCTTACCTCTTTTGAATTACATAATACTTCTAACGTCTGTAAAAAGAGCTATATAGACCCCAAGAGGTTATTGAAGGCCTTGTGAAAGATATCCTAGATATAGATGCGACAAATAATAAATTAAAATAAATTAAAAATTGACTTTTTTATTATTATATAATAATAAGACAAATATTATAAATTAATGGATATTGAGATTATTAATAGGAATATTGAGGATATGCTTGTAAATCGCGGAGATGATGTATCGTCTTTCAACGAGATACTATTGTCCCTTAGCAAAGAAGATTTTGAATCCGACAAGCTTGTTATTAATGTTCAAACATTAAACACGACTATATTGTACGCTCTCTCTAAAAATCTGCGAAAAAATATAATAAACGAGCTCAAAGAGAAATTAAAGGACGGTGATAATATTAAGGATTTTACCAATAAATACGGTGGTAAAAATAATATAATCCTCGTATTTAACAACGAATCTATTTCAACTGCGGTAAAATCTCAGCTTAACAAATACGACAAAATATTTCAAAAAAACGGAGGTCATCTTCAATATTTTAGCTCCCAGCAATTGATGTTTAATCCCACGAAACACGAGTATGTCCCCAAACATACCAAGCTTACCGAAGAAGAGGTCAAAGAGTTTATGAAAGAATATTTGGCTCGCAGTAAAATGCATATGCACGTGATACTACAAAATGACCCAATTGCAAAATGGATTGGATTGAAACACGGGGATATCGTTAGAATAGATAGGTATAATGAAAATAGCGGCGAATCATTTTCTTATAGATCTTGTATTTAAATAAAGTTAATTTTAAATAAATATATTATATCTATAAAATAATAGAGTATATAAAAATTAATAATGACAACTAATATTACAAGTGCTGATTTAAATCAATATAACAAATTGCGTATAGCTTTGAGAGATTTATATAATAATATAAGTGCAGGAAGGATACCTGAAAGTAGCGGGAATAATTTTAAAAGTTGTCACGATAATATATTTCCAACAGAAAGTGACGCATCTTATGGTGATAGTCAAAAATTAACTACAACAGGCGATTTAGGTGAAACAGATATAAATGGACACGCTATTAGTTTACAAAAGTTATTAATTAATACATTATAT